TAAAGACGATATTTAAATCGTTTGTATTAGATAATATTTTCATTAACAAATAATTTGATTATTAAATCCGGTTAATCCGTCAGTTTTATTGTTGTATCCTCTTTCATTTCTTAAATAGAAATTAATATCTGTTGATACATAATGCATATCATTTATAAATGGAAATTTAGTACCGTTACCTTCTTGGTCAACAAATCCGTGATCATATACATCTCTCCATTTCCAAACTTTATTATCGTTATCAAATATTGTATTTTCGGGTAAATTTGTTAATTCTTCTCTTTTTAATTTTGAAGTTTCGATATACGGTGATAACTGTCTTAATTTTATTCTATAATGAGGTTGATAATAATAACCAACAGTATTTCCCGATGTGACTCCTGAATAGTATGAACTTTGGTCTTGTTCGTGATCAAATAACGGTGTTGTTCCATCTAAAGTTTTTCTATGTGAAAATCTATGAAATGCCTCACTGATTATTCTTTCTTTTAGTTCTTTTTCATTGTATTCAACAAACGCACCTGTTAATACAGTACCTAACGGCAACTTAGTTCCTCCTGTGAAAGTTATTCCCGAGTATGCACTTGTGTTACTATTAAATGTAGTCGTACCAATAGAATTTTCTGTGGACCCCGTTCTACCAAAATGATAATCAACCCAGTCATTATGAAAATTAAATTTATAACCTACCTTTGGTGGATAAGTAAAAAATCCATTTCCATTTCTTAAAATCATCGTAGCGTACACTTCAGTTGGTGTGTATTTTAAATTATTAGTAATACCGGTTAGTATAAATGTTTTTTTAAAATCAAATAAAACCGATTCGGGTCTATTTCTTTCAACTAAAACATCATTCTCTTTTAACGCACTTTCAAATAAAATTTTTCTTTCGTTCTCCCATATTGGTGATTCAAAACCAACTTTATCTAAAATGTAATCATCTTCAGTTGTTAATGTTCTATGCTTATGAACATAATATGATGATGTACTTCCTGAAATATTACTTAAATCTAAACATCTCCTACCTAATACAACATCACTCAAAATCGTTCCATATGTAAATTCACTTTTTAAAATATTAATAACATATTTTTCTGAATTATAAATTTCATTTCCAACATTATCAATTTGAAAAACTCTATATTTTTCCGTATCTGAGTTAATTGGTATATTATAATATGTTCTACCTGTTATTGTGGTTCCCGAATAATTTGTATAGGTACCTCCAGATAAAATAACATATTCACCCTTAGATATACCGTGTTCAATTGGTGACGTTAAACTATAATAGTCCCCATTATCCTCAACCCTAAACGGTATACCATCACCCGCAGTAAAACAAAAATTAAAAATACTATCACAAGTATTTCCCGTTGCACCAGATAAACTATATGTCATCGGAAAAGATGTGTCTTGGTCGTGAACGTATGTTAAATAAAGATTCCAATTCTTATAAGGTGCTTGTATTGGTGTTACAGAAGTATGACCCGTATATCTTGCACCGGTTAATTGTACCTGTGGAATAAATGTACCTAATGTTGAACCCGTTGTTGTTATGTTAGTTTCTCTTAATACGTCATTTCTTAATAATGCAAATTCATTGTATGGGATAAATCCTTTTTTATTTGTGCTGTTACCATCATCAGTTAAATAAAAATTCTTTAGTAATGGTGTATATTCAGTTGTCCCCGAATACATATTTCTAAAAATCATTTTTATCTTACCATATATTTTATAACGTTTACTTTCATTTCTTTCGTCATCGAACAAAGTTGGTAAGTCTAAAAGAATGTCTTTCTCACCTTGTCTCATTAAGACACTATCACCCTCTAATTTAACGTTAAGTGTTAAATCCTCTTCCTTCGCCTTAAAGTACCTTTTACTAGGTAATAATATTTCTTTCTTTTCCATTATTCAGATGATGTGAATGCCCCTTTTGGTCCGTAATATTTTATTAATAAATCTACCGCAGAGTTTTGAGGTCTTAATCCGAAGTAGAATAGGAACGGAGTTGATAATACTTGTTTAGTTCCCGTATAATTGTTAACCGTTTGATATATGAACGATTCTCTATAATCTTTCACATATGTATCAGTTTGTGCAGTCCACTTTTGTTTACCTAAACCACTATCCCAAACAACAACATATGTCGTACCGCTACTTGGGTCTTTTGTTGTTCCTGATTGTACGTGTAACCATAAATCACCTTCAACATAATCCGTCGCTCCCGAATATGTAAATAAATCAGGATTAGTACTTGTTGGTGCACTTAAACTAATAACTTCATATCTTTCTAATGCATTTGTTGTGTTACCGGTAAATGAGAATGTATCGTGAGTAATTGTAATTGGTTTTAACAAATACTCTTCTTCACCATCAGCCATAACATAGTTAGTTGTGGTACTTGATTTATCACTAATAGAAAATAATCTTTGTAATTTCATTGATGCAATTTCTTTTCTATCCCAACCTTGTTTGTCCGAAAATTCACTATCATATAAACCAAAACCAGTTCCAAATTTATCCCATAAGAAAAATGGAACTTTTTGTGAATAATCCCCTAATCTAAAATTCAAACATTGTCTTATAAACGAGCCATTAGAGTCTAATTTTAAATCAATCGGTAAGGGTCCATACGTTCCTGTTGGTTTAAAATAACTTTCAAAGTATGAATCTTCAGGGTCCATTAATTCTCCATTATATAAAAAATATTGTGGACTATCTAAATCAAAAGCTTCTATACCCACCTCACAGTTAATTGACATCATTTGTGTGATATCACCATCAAATACACGAACATTATCACCCAATCCTTGACCTGTGAAAAAATCACCAACATCAAATTTAGCATCACTAATGTCTAATCGATAATTAATTGCGTGTTCTACGACATTTGCTGGATCTTGATATGATGTTGTTGTAATATCCCTAATAACAGAACACGTTGGATCAATTCTTGGGTCTTGGCAAATTTCATATAAAAATTCATCCCTAACTCCCACATCATAAAATGTTGTTGGTCTAAGAATTTCTTTATAGTTAACACTATTATCCTCTTTTCTATATATCTGACCTAAGAATCCAGCATCGGGATTATATGGTGTTGATCTATAATAGAACATTTCGTCCAACACATTAAAGAAAACCAATTCTCTTGGGAACTTTGAACCTCTTTGATTTAAGTCACGAACACTTCTATTGTCCCATTTAATTTTTTTATCGAATTTAAAGAAGTATAATACTCCGTGTAACCAGTTATCAATGAATGAATAATTTGTAACTCCACCACAGAAAAATACACCCACCCTTTTTCTTTTATACCACTCCTGTATTGCGCCAATACTATTACTTGGCCCATCTACTACAGGTACAATTGTAATTACACCGTCTCTAATTTCGGTTAAACCTGATTTTGTTTTTTTACTAAAATTAAGTATACCATTTTCAGTATCTACTCTATTTGGTAATCTTCTTGTTTGTGTGTTAAATGTTGAAACAGCGTACTGACCAGAACCAAATGATACCGTACTACCTGGTCCACCAACAACCGTGGCAACAATTGCCCAACCCGCACCAGGACTCGTTAATTGTTCTTTGAGATTTGGTGTATTTGGGTAATATGGTTTTCCTAATAAGAACCAAGGATTATTTGTTTCTCCATAATTATATGTGGCACGAATACCGTTGTATATAAAATCGGGTCCACTTATATTATTAACATTTGACGGTGTTTCATTTGTGCCGTAACTTCCATTATTAGACCATATATAAGAATAAACGATACTTTCATTATAGAACTTATCATATTTTTTGCAACCCTCCTCAACGTTAAATGTTGAGTTGTTTGATGGGTCAACTGTGTCAACATCATTAGTACATTCTTCACAATCAGGGTAAGTTGTTAATGGTAAAGTTGTTTGACCTGATTCGGTAATATTATACGCTAATCTTATAAAGCTCCAAGCAATATCAGCAAATGGATGATTGGCGAAAAAATAATCTTTTGGTCCTATATATCTTGCCACCGTCCATAATGTTGATCCAATTATTTCAATTAAAAAAATATAAGCAACTGTAAAAATAAATTGTAAAAACAATAATATTTCACTAATTATTAAACCAAATTTAATTCTATTTCTAAATGCAAAATTTGTTGGTATGTAATTGGTGGTATTTGTACAATCATCTTCAACGTTTGGTCTAATTTCTTTTATACCCAAAAACGCATCTCTTCTTGACATACCTAAAAAACTTTCGACCGCAGATACTTCATAGTGTGAACTTTGGAATGAAGTTGGTGCGTAAACTTTACCAAAAATAAATTTATAAAAAACATCTTCAGGTACACCGTCGTTATAGGTTCCTAACATCAAATCTGTTTTGTGTTGTCTCCAAGCAATCGCAGTAGCTGTATTTTGGTCGGTTCCACTATTACCCATTGCTTGGAATGTCATTCCGCTTTGAGGTGCAATTTTCAAATAATCTTCAAATACATTTGAGAATTGGTATGTGGTTAAAAACGATTCTTCATATTCCCCATAATAATTTCCGCCATTAACAATGTCATCGTTAAATTCTCTAATTTGTGGTATAAGATATTTTGCCGTACCGGTTTTTGTACCGTTGGTATCTAAACTAAATCTAAATCTAGCAATTGCTGTGGTTGGTATTCCTTTGTTATAGTCATTAGTTAATTCCTGTTCACCAAATTCGTTTGTATAAACATACTCTAAATTCATTGGTAATACTATCATTGCCGTTCCATTCTCGTTAATGGTTTCGGTAATGTTAAAGTATTGTAATTCAGGATATAATGTAACACCGTCAGAACCATAAACCTTTCTTCCTGTCTGTCTTACACATTCAATTTGACCTGTGGTTGTTTGTAAATTACATTTATAACCAGTTTTTCTTCTAATAACTCCACTTCTCTTAACCGCATCAGAATCGTCATCAGTAATTGATGATGCCAATATTAATGAAATTGGTTCAATCTTAACACCGGTTTCTGATATATCAAAATCGGTTCTTGTGATTCCAATTTCACACATTTCCTCATTACCCCAAAAAGGATAAACTTGGATTATTTTATCATATGATATGATTTGTGGAAGACCATCAATATCGGTGCTTGATTTAAATTTGTAAAATCTATCAAATTCATCCGCACCTCTACCCTTTTTGATAAAGTCATATGGTCTCAATGAGAAACATCCTATATCCGATAGGTCGACATCAACGTGTAAACTTTGTTCACCCGTTGGAACGCCCCATATCATAAAGTCACCCGATTCGTTAGTTTTCACCGTGAACCTATAATAACTTTCATAAACCTCTAAAACTTCCTCTCTTGTTAATATGTCCGATTGGTCGGGGAACGTTCCAACAGGTGTATGACCTCCGTGTTGTTGTCTTCTTGGTAATAGATTATAACGAATATTATCGTCATTTCTCATTGTAGTATCAGTATACGGATACAATTTTGATATTACCGGGTCTTCAGTGTCGGTATCTTTTTGTTTAACAAAAATGGATACTCTTACATTTGGTATACCAAAACCGTCATTAGCCGTAATTCTACCACAAACAACTCCATAATCGGAACACATTGACGTGTAGATGTCTTGTTGTGAGAACTTTAAAGACAAAATTTCCAGTACATCGAAATCTTGTTTCAATTCTACCGTAATCTTTTGGTCTTTCCCAATATTTGTTGAAATTCTATGTTTTTGAATCATTCTTATAATAAATAGAAACTAAGCGATTTTCTATTATTATAACTAAAAAACATTTTAAAATGTAGGGTTAAAAGGTAGCACTACCTAAAGTTTTAACCCTTATCTTAATGTCTTTGTTAGGATATCTAATTTGGAAAATTTGATTAGATTTCATAAAAACGACATTATCTGATTGTCTAATTTGTTTTGTTGTGTTATCAACATAAGTTTGTGAAACTTCGGCTGATGAATAACCACTACCCGTTTTATTGAAAACTCTAATATCAACCACGTTTTCAACACCTGAAACTGTACCGATTATTTTGTTTAATGCACCTACGAATAATGGATCACCCATTTTTCTTTTTTCAATGGCGAAAAAATCAACCACGTCTTCAATAACACTTTTAATGATATCTGTTTGATTATCATTTTTATTAACCGTTAAATCAATTTCTAAACCTAAATCGATAACTTCACCAGTTACAACATCAATGTAATCATTAATCATTCTATATTCGGATAGATAACTTAATATGTTGTTTTTCAATGTGGTAGAAACATTATCTGTTAAATTACCACTATCATCATATGATAATAATTTAACACGTATCTTATTATCCTCTTCCATTACATTAACCTTAGCAGGTGCACCATATGTTGATGGCATCGTTTCAATTAATGTTTTATAATCATTTAAGGTAACCGCTCTATTTTGTGCTGAGAAATTATATGAAACCATATTACGAATTTCTTCTATAGTTGGTTGGTCAGCACCACCTACAGCCGGTGTTATATTTGTAACTCTTAATGAGTTTACAACTTGTGTATTAGTTGTCGAATTAGGACCCGAAACTATAAATTCAATGTCATCCACACTTGAGATAACGTTAACCCCTAAATTTGAATCTTTACCCCCACCAACACGATATTTTACAAACAATGTTGTATTTGTTTTAGGTATCGCACCTAATGATGTGTTGTTCAAATAACTAGCAAGGTTTACTTTCATATCCCCCGTCATATAGTTATCTAAATTATCTAATGGATTTACTGTACCCGAACCAAATGTTATTGAGAAATAACTCTCGGGTGTGTATTCGGTTACAAATTTATTATTAACATTCAAATATGTACCTGACTTAAAATTAGGGGTGTCTTTTAAACCTGTAGGGTCTGGTACGAATACTTTATCTTCAATTAATGATTTAACTTCATACCATTTATTTGTTGCAGATGTAAATTCGGTACTAGTTGGATTACCAGCATATGTTGTACCTTCTTTATGTATGATACTTGTAACTCCTAAAACATTTTGTTCAGGTAAATAAATTTTTAAGAATGGTTTTTGGTCCGCTTGATTAATAACTCTTCTAAAAATTTTAGTTGCACCATTTACTACCGCCTCTCTTTTAGTAATTGTATATGAAATTAATTTATTGTTGGCGTCAAAATTTGGTATCTTTAATCTATTTGTTTCTCCCTTATTATTATATGGTAATGAGAAGTCAATATCTTCTATCGTTTCAAATACTTGTCCTCCACCTGAAACTTGTGCACCCGACTTTAAAATTC